TGATGCTGTTTATGACCAAAGGCGTCTGCCTCTGCCCAATAATAATCTAATGCTTGCTGATCTAAGTCGCCCCAGATCTGCTTTGTCATTAAAAAGTCTGGATGATCTTCTTCGGGCAACATAGTTAATATACGCACCATTAAATCCCAGTCTGTGTTGTAGTCAAAACAAATTGTAGCACAACCATCACGATATGGCTCTAGCCATTCGTTAAGTGCTCTTGCTACTTCCCAGGTTGTGCCTTCTACCCGAGTTGGGTGTTGCTTTAATAGCGGCCGAACAACTTCATTAACAAAGTCGCTACATGCTTCTTGTCTGTAGTCTGTTAGTTCAGCATAGAACTCGCGACCGTTTTCGTCAACAAGCCCAATTGCAATGCAATCGCAATCAACAAAGTCGGTGAATTCGGTGTCTAGAAATATTAACATAGTGCTATTATACTTTAATTATGTTATTTTGTCAATAACCCAAAAGTTATGTATCGTTCAATGGTTTCTATTGCTTCTATAAACTTTTGCTCAAACTCCTGATATTTTGCTGTGGGCTTATGCTGTCTACGACATTGTACCATTTCTTGATCCATTAAATTCCATATATTACTAGCATTGCGCCACAAGTGTTGCAAATCTTTCCGCTGACTAGGGTCCAAATCAATAATTTGGAAAAAAGCTGTGTCCAAACGGTGTTTTAGGGTAAGATTTGCATCCATATTACTATTATAGCATTTTGGCCATTGTTGGTCAAACACGATAAATATGCTAATAAGGATATATTATGCCACGTTTAAGTCTTTGGAAAGACGGTGCTCACAGCAATGATTATAAGTTTATGGATAGACGCATATCCGAAATGTTTACCATTGGCGGCACAGGCATATTAGTTAATAAGTATTTGGGCGTAAACCCACAAGGTAATTATTTAACAACTAGTACCAGTCAATCCACCCCAGATATTGTGTTAAACTTTTCTAGTGTCACTAATGTTAAGGTTGGCGATTTTGTATACGGCACCGGCATTCCAACAAATGCACAAGTCACTGGTGTTACAACTACTAGCATTACGTTAAATTTAACTACTACAGCAATAGTTCCGTCTGGGACTAAGATTGGTTTTAGTTCAGATGCTACTAAACCTGCATACACTAATCAAAGTGCATTAAACATTCAAGACTTGCTGTGGACAGAAAACCGAGATCGCAAGTACGATCACGATGTTTATAAAATGCGCGGCATCTATCAACGGGCCGATCAAGACTTTGATTTAAGCCAATTTGGTTTATTCTTACAAACAGGTACTATCTTTATGGTATTCCATTTACGCGACATGGTAGATATGCTTGGTCGTAAGTTAATGGCCGGTGACGTATTAGAGTTACAACACTTAAAAGATTATGATGCCTTAGATGGTGATTTACCAGCAGCATTAAAACGATACTATGTAGTCGGTGATGCCAGTTTTGCTGCTGAAGGCTTTAGCCCAACTTGGTGGCCACACTTATGGCGTGTTAAACTTAATCCATTGGTAGACAGCCAAGAGTACAAAGACATACTTGACAATATTGCCGCCGGGGCAGGTACTAATACACCAGTAGGAAAAATTATAAGCACGTATGACAAATACATGAGTCTTAATGAAAGCATTATCACTCAAGCTGAAATTGATGTTCCTAAATCTGGTTACGATACTAGTTCAATTTATACACTAGCAACCAACAATGATGGTACTATGCCATTTGGCAACGACTCGACTGTTACTGGCAGAGCTGATAGTACACACATTAGCGCAGATAATACTAGCATTACTGCCGACTTAGGTATTACAACCCCGACAAGTAAAGTTGAAGGGTATTTAACAGGCGACGGACGAGCACCTAATAGTGTAATAACTGGTGCTGGTATTAGTTTCCCTGCTAATCCGGCTAGCGGAGACTATTTCCTACGTTTAGATTACTTGCCAAATCGTTTATTTAGATTTGATGGTGGCTTTTGGCGCAAAGTTGAAGATAGTGTACGCACTAACCTTACTCCGGGTGCCGCAGATAATTTAACTGCTCGTGCCGGCTACGTAAATAATACAAACAGATACACTGACGCCGAGGGTGTTGTTCATAATGAACGTCAAAACCTAAGTCAGGCCTTAACACCGAAAGCGGATAACTAATGCCAGTAGTTCAATATGCTTATGATGGACAGATACGTAGATTCGTTTTACAATTTATACGTATGGTTTCAAATTTTCAAGTAGAGTTTGGAAAAGACTCTGCTGGTAATAAAACATTACAAACTGTGCCTGTTTATTACGGCGACGCAAGTCGTCAGGCAGCAATGATTCTTAAAGGCAACAGCGAAAATACATTAAACGCTGTTCCGGCTATGGCTGCTTATATTTCTGGATTTACATATGATCGCGATCGAGTTCTTAATCCAAGTTTTGAAGGTAGTCTGAGAATTCGCGAACAAATTTACGATCCCACAACACAAAGTTATACAGGCGCACAAGATGGCATTTATACTGTGGACCGCATGATGCCGGCGCCATATAGACTAACTATGAAGCTAGATATATGGACATCAAATACTGAACAAAAGCATCAGTTATTAGAACAAATAACTCCGTTGTTTAATCCTGCATTAGAAATTCAAAGCACTGATAATTATATTGATTGGTCAAGTCTGAGTGCAGTATTCTTAACCGATGTTAGTTATAGTAATAGAAGTGTGCCAATGATGGGCGACGATACAACGATCGATATTGCTACACTAACATTTGAATTACCAATTTGGATTAGTTTACCCGCAAAAGTTAAGAAAATGGGTGTGGTGGCAGAAATTATTGCCAGTATCTACGACGCTGGTGGTGACTTAAACCCCGATGTAATCTATACACTACAGGGATTGGTTACTCAGCAAAGATTTACACCATTAAACTATGAAGTACTTTATTTTGGCAACGGACTAACATTATATCAAAATTCTGCATCAGACACAGCAGAAGGCGTCACTGGTCGTAAAGCAAACTGGGACGGGCTAGTTAATGTATATGGCAGTTTAACTAATGGTATTAGTCAGGTAAGATTGAAATTTGACCACAGCGATGGGTCTCACGAAATTGTTGGTACTGTAGCGTATGATCCCACTGATGCTACTAATTTATTGTTTACTCCCATAGCCGGTACATTGCCCGCCAATACTTTGCCGCCGGTTAATGCTATTATTGATCCAAGAAATGTTATAGTCAACAGTGATATATTATCACCAGCAGTAGGTACAAGATATCTTGTATTAAATTCAATTGGCGCAGATGGCACACCAGATGCTCCTGCTTGGGCCGGTGTTGCTGGCACTACTTTATTAGCTAATGCCAATGATATAATTGAGTGGAATGGCTCATTCTGGGCTGTAGTATTCGATAGTAGAACACCCGCTATTCAATATCTAACAAATTTAAAAACCTCAGTGCAATATATGTGGAATGGTACTGCATGGGTTAAAAGTTACGAAGGTCTTTATAAAGCTGGAAACTGGAGTTTGGTACTGTAATGGCGGATCATACCGAAGGCGTAGGAGCATTAATCTACGCTCGTTCAACTAAACGTTACTTATTTTTATTGCGTAGCAAAAATCGCCATGCTGGCTCATGGGGAATTGTTGGTGGTAAAATTGAATCTGGCGAAACTGTAATACAAGGCTTGTGCAGAGAAATTCAAGAAGAAATTGGACACGATTATACTAATCGCAAATTTATTCCGTTAGAAACTTTTACCGCAGACAATCGCAAATTTGTATACTATACTTTTTTAATTAATGTTGACGCAGAATTTGTACCTCAACTAAATGATGAGCATAGAGGATATTGCTGGGTAGAATTAAATGATCACCCAAGGCCATTGCATCCAGGCCTCTGGCGTAGTTTTAATTTTGATATTGTTAAGAAAAAAATTAAGACTTTAGAATCAATATTGAATTAACCAATATCAGCTTCTAATATAAAATCATTGTAAGTAATTTGTCTAAAGTTTGGTAGTGGATTCCAACTAGCCGGTATGTCGTGCGACTCCTGTGGCATAACTCGAACAAACTCAACATCGTTGTAGGTTTTCATTACTTCGCATAAACTAATTTCAAAAAACACACCGTTGTCTTTTAAATGACCGGCTGGATAACAGGCTGTATCTTTGTAGACATTATTCATGATGTCGCCATTATTGCCGTAATAGTTATCATATCCCATTAAGAATATTTTTTTGTGTCCGTCAAAGCATGCCAAATAGACAGCCAACGCACCAGCATCATATGGTATATTTTGTGGCACTAGATAAAATTTGCCAGGATATTTTAATACTGAATCTGCGTTGGTATAAACAATGTTATCGGCACAATATCCAGAGTCTGTTATTTCTTTAATAATCTCGTCACCTGTAGCAATTAAAAAATCTGGAGTAAAGTCTCTGTACAATGCATTACAACCGTAACTTTGTAATCTGTTTGCCCCAAATAAGCCGCCCTTGTGTCGACCAATATGAAATAAGTCCAGCGTTAATCTACTTTCGCCATTACCAATGGCAAGAGCTTGTCCAGTGGTGTAGGTATTAAATACTTGATTTGGTACGAATTCTGTTTCTGGATTCCATTCACCGCCAGACAATGTCAAGTTGGTAATAATGTTTTCACCAGCATAGTTACTGCGATAAATTTGTTTTATTTTTTGCATTTAAAATCTTCCCACAACCACTTCAATGGTTTGTATTGTATTAGTATTTATCGCTTCCAGTGCTTTACCTACCACACACCCAGGTAAAAATTGTGAATTATCAATTGCTTCTGCTACACCAGCAGTAGTACTAGTTACTAGTACCTGCCCTTTGGTAACCGGTCCTAGTACTTGGCAAGGGACACGTCCTGTAAATGCTACTGGTAATCCAGGGCTTGCACCATTCATTAGATATGCAGGATTAGTAGATATAACTCCAGCTACCCGAGGATCATGACTTGTTGTTGTTACTGTAATTTCTTTGTCGCCACCAAATATAACAACTGTACCGGGTAGGTAATCTCCATCGGCTGTATAATTTTCTGCTAAGTCAGCGTACAAGGCATGAATAGCAGTACCATAAATGTTGTTGAACCAGTTAGTGGTAGTTCCTAAGTTAGCAGCATTACCAGTAGTCGGTGTTATACCTTGTGCGCCAACGGTGATACTATTATGATATGCTGTTGCGGCATACAAGTTGTTCCAATATGCACTAGTACTACCTAAGTTAACCGATGCGTTAGCGTTTGGTACTGGAGCGCCAGATACAGTTAATCCAGTTAATGTGCCAACACTAGTTAAACTACTTGCTGTTACTGTAGAGTTTAATGTTGTACCACTTAGTGTACCAGCTGGGGCAACAACTGCAGCAGTTAATGTACTTGCTATGCGACCATAAGCGTCTGTTGTAATGACAGGAATAGCTGTTGAACTACCAACCGAAGTAGCGCCTGGGCCAGATGATGGTAAATTAATTGCATTACCAGAAATGGTTAAGTTGCCAGCACCAGTACTAGTTGATACTACGCGAGTACCGTTATCATAAACACCCTGGGCATACATTGTACTACTAATTGCTGTGTTACCAGTTATACTAAATGCTCCAGTAACGGTAATAGGATTTGAGCCGTTGCGGCCAATATAGTTTGTATTGTTTGCATTGCCAAATACAACGTAGCCTTGAGTAGGGTCCTGTTGACCTTTAATTCCCATTGTATTGGCTATGTTAATGTCGCCAATCCAAGCATCATCTCCAACCGCAAAGTTTGTTCCGTTGCCATTGTTAGTAGCGTAAACTTGTCCGGCCCAGACGTTACCAGAAATACCTATACCGCCCAGAACTTGGAATGTACCTGACGCTGTAGATGTCGATGATATTGAGCCTGTAGCTACTATTGAGCTATTTCCCGAATAGTAATAAAGACTGCTGGCACCAAGAGCACCACCGTTGTTGTATTGTACTTGTCCGGTTGATCCGGCCGGTGCAGATCCACCGCCACCACTACTAATAACGTTGTTGTTGCCAGCCCAAAATAAACCAGTGGTTGTGTACAATGCGTTAACTGTAATTTTTCCCGGAATAGTTAAATCGCCACCATCAGTTAATGTAAACAGATTGCTAGTATAGGCACTATTAATAATTTCTATACCGCCAATGCTATTTAAACGGAAAGTCTTGTTAGGATTAGTGCCGCCACCTTGGTTAGTAACCAATAAAAAATCGTGATAGCCAGCGCCGCCCTTAGTAGAAGTACCTGCCACTTGTATAGCCTGTACTGCTGTGTTATTTGTCACTACTAGAGGGCCAGCAATATTAGCATAACTTGTTAATGTTAGCGTTGACCCAGTGTGTGTAGCACCAACGTTGCCAATAGTGCCAGCATTTATAGCATTGGCAATAACAGTACCCGAGCTTATATGATTACCGGTTGTAATTGGAGCATAAGTTGTTACTGCAACATTAGTATCTGTTATGCCGGTATTACTGGTAAATGCTGTAACAAACGTATTGCCAGTTTCGTTCCAATATAGTGCTACGTTACTAACTAGGCCATTAGCACGATTCATTAAGAAACCAACGTCAACGTTGGCCGTTGATGCTCCAGCATGTAATACCGTTATTGGGTCGGCGCCAGCTACTACGCTAGTATTTAATTGTCCAAATCTTGGTCTGGTTAGTGCCATTCGCTAAATTCCGTGTTATTGTATATTTATCGCCATAATAAAAGGGCACCTGAATGCCCTTTTATTGATTAGCTAAGTTATATTAATAACGACCAACCGCAACTTCGATAATAGCCTTTGATGCACCAGGGAAATCAACTAATGCTTTACCAACAACTGTACCAATTCGTGGATTATTATTAGTTTTAGCGTAGCCATAACCTGCTGATACTAGTAAATCGCCTTTGGCAATTGGACCAATTACCATACAAGGTACACGCCCTGTTAACGCAACAGGAACAGTATTAAGGCCTTGCAATCCGCCATTCATCAAGTGTGATGGGTTTGTACTAACAATACCAGCTACTGCTGTTGTTTCTGCGTCAGCTACTGTAACTTCTGCTGTGCCACCAAACATAACAACCGTTCCTGCCGCATATGGCTTATCGCCTACGTAGTTCTCTGCCAAGTCAGCATATAATGAGTGGATAGCTGTACCATAGATGTTGTTAAACCAGTTTGTAGTACTTCCCACGTTAACCGCGTTACCAGTGGTTGGTAAAATTGCGCCGCTGACGCTTAAGCCAGTTAGTGTACCAACACTAGTTAAACTACTTGCTGTTACACCGCTTGCCAATGTTCCACCAGTTAGTGTGCCAGCTGGAGCAACTACTGCCGCAGTTGATGTAGAACTTACGCGACCATATGCATCTGTAGTAATAACAGGAATTGCTGTTGAACTACCAACACTTGTGGCACCGGGGCCAGTTGCAGTCAAGTTAATACCTGTACCACTTATAGTTAAGTTTCCGGCACTTGTACTTGTGCTTACTACACGAGTTCCGTTATCGTACACTGATCCAGCATAAACAGCACCACTAATGCCTGCGCCACCTGTTACAATAAACGTACCTGTTGTGGTGCTTGTACTTGCAATGCCAGCATTAGCAGTTAATACTCCATAAACTGCTTCTGTGCCTGTAACAATTTCATTGATGAAAGTTGTTGTTGTACCTGTTGTTGTGATGTTACCTGTAGTACTAATACTACCAGTTGCTGCATCAATTGTCAATGGTCCAATTGTTAAACCATTTTGTACTACGAAATTACTATTTGCCATTTTATTCTCTTTTCCCCGGTTCCATGTTCCCCGATAAGGATTAAATGATTAGAGCAGACCATCTGCTCTAATCTGTTTTACATTAAATTGTTAAGTATGTTGCATTAAACTTCACTGTACTTGAAGCATTAGATGCAATAAACTGTACCAATGTATTACTTCCACTTTGTGTAGCTGATAATACACCTAAGTTACCGCCAGTTTGTAGCGTACCATAAGTTGTAATAGTTGCTGTTGTACCATTACTGATTACCAATGCTTTTGATACTTGATAGTTAGCACCGTTTGTAACCTGTACAACGTACTCAGCTGAACGATAGGCTGTGGTATCCATTGTATCAATAGTTGTTAACGTATTAGCAGAACTTACCGTTACGTTAGCAATATTGCTAACCATCTGACCGCCTGCTAAGTACGATGTGGTAGCTTTAGATGTTGCACCACTAGTACCAGTATAAATCTGTGCACCATTGGTATCATCTGCTACAAACTGGAACTTACCAGTTGTACTCTGTATTGAGCTAACTGATGTAGTTGATGTCATAATACGTATATCAATGATATCACCAGCAGCTGGGATTTCAGTGAACACAATATTACTGTTACCACTAAATGTACTATATGCCAATGTTGGTATTTGTACCACACCGTTGATACTAACCATTGAGGCAGCAGTTGTGCCATATGGACTCATACTAAAGGTATTATTTGTACCATCAGCTGTAATAGTTTGATCTGTTACAGGAGTAAACGATGTAGAAGCTGATTGCCAAATAGTACCATTCCACCACTCAATTGCGTGACTTACATAACTGTATCGGAACATACCCTCAACTGGTGAACCAGGACGGCCTGCGTTATCACCATGCGGTAATATCATTGAGTCGTTACTGTTAACAATAAACTTAGCACCAGTTGTTAATGTAGCTGTGTTACCTTGTCCACCAACAATAACCGAATCATAACTTGCACCAGAGTGGCCCCAAATAATAGTGTTATCATTTGCACCAGCTACGTAGAAGTCTGCGCCAACTGCTTTACTTACGTTAATATTAGCACCAGTATTGACTAATACGTTAGCACCAAAGCCTGCGCCGCCAACTACTACCAATGCGCCAGTTGTTACACTAGTTGTTGGAGTTGTTGCGTTAGCTATTAAGTTGCCTGTAGACTTGATTGTACCAGTTGCAACAACGTTAGTAAATGTACCGGCTGCTGCTGTTGTGGCACCAATTGGAGTATTGTTTACACTACCGCCAGTAATCACAGCGTTAGCTGTACTGAAGTTTGTAGCTTGTAATGTTGTAAATGTACCACTAGTCATACCAGTTGTACTACCACCAGTAATTACCGCATTAGCTGTTGCTAAGTTAGTTGGATTACTGTATGTAGAATTAACTGTTGGTGAAGTAAGTGTATTTGTGCTAGGATTGTATGTTAAACTAGTTGATACATAGTTACTAACGTTGCCGCTTGTCTTGTCAAAGAATGCTGGGTAAAAACTTGCATTGGTTGTTGTTGCTGTAACAGCGTCATATAAACTTACGTTAGCAGTTGCTACAGTAGCGCCCACAGTACCATAAAATGTACCATAAATGTTTGTTGCTTGTAATGTAGTTACTGTTGCTGTACCAGTTGTGTTAATATTACCAGCATATAAGTTACCACCAATACCTGCGCCGCCACCAACAACTAATACACCTGTAGTAGTACTAGATGATTGTTGTGTGTTAGCTAAAATTATGTTACCAGCTTTAATAGTATCCCAAATTAAACCAGTGTCGTTCCAGTTAATACCGCCAGGACCTGGTTCGCTTGCTACGTTACTAAAGAAGTTCCACGTGTTACTTGCAAAACTTCTTGCAATACCGGTGTGCTCATACAACGGTGCAGTATAGTCACTATAGAAACCAATATCATAGTTATAGTTACCAATGTTACCGAGAGCTTGTAAATAGATCAACGGATCCTGAATAACAACGGTATTTTGTGTAGCACCAAAAACGTTAAGTGCATAAATGTTTCCGCCAACCCATAAGTTACCAGTAACACCAACACCGCCAGTTACACGTAATGCGCCAGTTGTTGTATTAGTGGAATCGCCGCCTTGTGTTAATGTTGTAACACCGCTTGCTGTTAGTGTTGTGAATGCGCCAGTTGCAGCTGTGTTAGCACCAATTGGGAAGCTGTCTGCATAGCCGCCGCTGATACGAGCATTGCCAGAACTAAAGTTTGTACCTTGTAGTGTTGTAAAAGATCCAGATGTCATTCCAGTTGTACTACCACCGGTGATTGCGGCATTACTACTACTTAAATTAGTGCCTTGTAGTGTTGTAAACGATCCAGATGTCATTCCAGTTGTACTACCACCGGTGATTGCGGCATTACCAGTACTAAAGTTTGT